TAATAAATGTCTGTGTCTGAGAGTGAAGAGACTGTAACTGAGTTCTAGCCGCAGTACCACTCGCAGGGTCGGGATATGAATCCGTATTTAAAAACCCTTCTACAGGGTTGAATGTAAAACTATCCATTACTTAATCTCCTTCACTAAGGTATAGGTCAACTGGATACCGTTGATTGGCATGTCGTTATTCACGATGTTGTTCGAGAAAAGCATACCTGCCAGTTCAATCTTCTTAAGAGAGCACTTCCGCGCAAAGGTGTTGGCATATCTCGTCTCACCCCATGCAAAGCCATCCCAAGTGTAGTCATCCCATAATACCGTGGAGGTACTAATGAGATTCTCCGGTTCCTCCTCACCTACGTCATCTTCGTCTGTAAGGTAGTTGACCGTTGTGTTGTATGTGATTCCGCCTCTGCACTGTACGAACATCTTCTTCACGGTCTTCAAATATCCGTACTCGTTAAAGTCGAACATCGGCGTCTGATAATAAGCGTCGATACTAGAGCCAAAGTCATTCTCATCATCAATCAGTTTGTTCAGCGAGATACCGAAGAGCGGAGACTCACCTTCCATCTTGAACCGATAATCGAGAGTGACGAGGGTTTTCTTATACCGCTTGACTGCAATCGCACTGAAGTTATCCCATACATACCAAGACGTGTTACGTGCCGAATCTTCTACGCTCTGTCTCTCGGAAAGGAAGAACGGTGCGATGGAATAATCCCACACATATACGTTTGTCAGTTTAGGATAGCAGTCCGCCATGTCACGCGAGGAAGTCGGGGGCAGTGCTGTCAGATTGTTGAACAGGATATATTTGCCGTCATAGTCAATCGCAAAAGAATGCTCGTTCGCTTCGTCCAATAAGCCTGCCTGTCGTTCACCCTGTTCAATGTTTCGGGAAACTACACAGACGTTACGCTCATCTTCAAGGACGGTGGATACTAGCGTGCAAACGCCTTCTTTTGTCGAGAGCCATGTAAGACGGTTGCTGATTTTCCGTATAGTGTTCGGAGCATCGCACCCAATATCTTGGTTCACTGGCTGAGAGTAAATCAGTCCTCTCATATCGCCGTTCGAGTCAGCGCCGTACTGATACTTCAGTGTGTAAATTGCGCTCTTCTTAAAAACGACAAGGTCTTTATAGTGATGACCAAAGCCCATAATCTGTTCGCCGTCATAGCCTGCTACACCGTAATTAACCGCAGGGAAGTAAGACGGGTCATTGACTTCGGAATAGAGATACCGCTCAGATGCACCGGAGACAAACATACGGGAGTTGTTCGCACCACCAAACGCTGTACAGAACTGAGCGCCAAAGATTTCCGCCGCAAGGTGTGCATAGGAATAATTTGTAAACGCCGCAGTCGTAACGTTCGTTGTGGTGCTGATAGTGATAGCCACATTGTTCTGCCCTTTTGAAGGTGCTGTGGTGAATACTACCTGCCCATAGGAAGCGGTATACGCTGTAGTTACCTGCTCATTGACTTCGACCTTGACGGTGTACCCCATCTTCGATTCATCCATGAAAATCTTAGGAATCTTGTATGTCTTAGAGGTGCCGTCACCGTTGTATTCAATCTTCGCCTTCGGGTTGATGATGTTAAATTCATCCATGCCGTCTACATCGAAATAGGTGGCGTCGGGCTTGGCGTTGATGGCGACAGTTGGAACGTAGACCTGTTTCTCGTCAGCGATATTCTGCATCTCAAACATTCCGGTCTCTTTATTCAGACGAGCAAACACATAGAATCGGAAGAACTTCCCATCATATGAATGCCCATCGTACCCCGGATAACTAGCCATGCAGTAAAGCGAGCCGTTCGAGAGGAAGAAGATACCTGTGTTGTAGGTCGTATATCCGTTTTCTAAGTCAGCCTTCTTATAATAATCGTCTGTCGGTGCAGGGTCTGCTTTGTAGAGCATCGTGCCGTTTAATACATCCGTGCCATTCAAGTGGAGGACGTTCGTCACTGTGGTTCCGTTATACGCATCAATGAAGAAGTCGTATCTGTGTTCATCCACCTGCATCGTGTACATGACATAGAGGATTTCACGGAACTCAAACATGACTGGTCTATGCTCGCCCCAAGTTTGGTCGTTAGCATGTGTCCACGGTTTGTACTCTAACTGCTCCTGCCCGTAACGCTTTTTAAACACGCCATCCTTAACCATCATGTTCTTCATCTTAGGAGACTCAGTAGGTCTCAGCATGAAGTCGAGGTCTTTGATATTCAGTCCACCATAGCCGGGTTGGTCGATACGCAACTGTTTATATTCGGGCTGTTTATGTGCCTGTTGCTGTTGCCATACCATCAGTCCATACCTCCGTAGGTGTCTTCGATTTTCTCTTCAACGCCCCACGAATACTTAGACTGCATGTTCTCGTAATACCTGTGAAGGATGTCGTATTTAGAGAGGTCATCATCAATAAAGAAGTTCGCCGCCAGTCCATACGGAAGAATCTCACGGCACATCTCCACTTCATAAGGAACCTCGTCGTCCATGCTTTCCATCCACGGGCAATCTTCGAGTTCATCTTCATCGTGCTTAAGGCGAAGGTGATTGTTCAGATTGAAGTTTTCTTGGAGCAATACATTCAGCCACGGAATGATGTAATTGTCGTAGTCCTTTGAAGTAGGCTTCTCGAACATGGTTGCCTTTGCCAAATCGTATAACTCCTGCACGGTAAAACTTTCTTTAACATCCTGTGCCATAATGTGCTCCTTTCAAAAAAAATAAGGGGCAGACTATTAAGCCCACCCCTCACATGTCTCAAAATCAAGCCGCGTTGAATGCGACGACGCCGTTCTTCAGAGTGTTGAGGATGAAAGCATCACCACGGTAACGACCTTCGATTAACTGACCGGAGAGACCCGGAACGTTGGTGTAACGGTGGAGTTCAGTACCCTTGGAAGCCTGAATAACGGACTTCTTATTTGTGAACAGAGCGTGTGTACCTGTCGGCAGATAAGCATCCGGAACTTCAACAACACGGAAGCCCATGCACTTACCAACCTCAGCGTTTGTGAGGATGACATTGCCGAGTTTCTCAACAGAGATAAATTCCGGATTGCGAAGCAGGAAGCCGTATACAGTTGTCGGAACATATGCGAATACGGAACCGTTGACCGGAATATTGTTGTTGAAGAAGGTGGAATGTGCCTTGATGAACATATCAAGAACCTTGTCCTTATCCATTGTCGCAAAGGATGTATCTTTCACGCCTGCTTCAGTTGCCCAGTAGTTGAGGGCATACTTATCAAAAAACGGAGTAACCTGTTCGCCAATCTGCGCCTTGATTACTTCGCCCATACGTTTGACATTCATCTGTTCGTCGTTGTTACCCTTATCAATCGTGATTGCGAAAGACTTATCGAGGGTGACAATCATTTCCTGCTCTCTGTCCTGCAGTTCTTCCCACTTACCATAGCGGTGTCCACCATAGGTATCGACGCCTGTACGGTTGTAGTCATTTAACTGCTGTGTGATAGCAGTGTATACATGGATAGACTTAACGCCATCCCAGTTGTATTCAGTGTTTGTTTTGCCGGTGAGTACGGATGCACGGGTATATGCCTGTACAAGACCCTTCTCATACTTTGTCGCAAGATTGATTCCATCTGTGGAAACTACGCTATTTGTAGCCATTGCTCTATCTCCTTTAACTTAATTAGCCAAGGAGTCCCTGCAAGAACGGGTCACCTCCTGCCTCTGAACTTGAATTGTCGCTGAGGTTGCCAGTAGATAGACTCTCGTTCGTCCTGTTCTGCCGTAGAGTCGCGATAGTATTCTTCATCTCTTTATTCTCGTGCGCTCTATAAGCAGACAGCAGAGATTCCCCTGCGTTAATCTCGTCAATGACATCCTGCGGAAGCGTCCGAATATCCACGTCGGGATAGGCTCTTTGGAAGGCTTCAATCTGTGACATTGCCCACTGCTGACGGTCGGCTTCCTCCTGCGCGATAGAAGTAGCCCGCTCTCGTTCGTTCTGTGCGAGGGTGCTATTGTACTGCGCCTCTGCGTACTTACGAGCGATGTCCTCAGTAGCGTCCGGATTCTCATCCATGAATGTGTTGGCGAGACGATTGATTGCCGATTCACGCTGAAACTGGTCAAGGCGTTCGGCATACTCGTTAAGCGAAAGACCTGCACGCTGAGCCTGCTCTTCAAAGACACGTCTGATTGGGTCATTGCGCATCTGCTCCAACTGTCCGTAGACTTTGTCGTAGTTCATGCCCTTCTGTGCATAGGTAATCGCTTCGTCCTGTGAGAGACCCTGTTCTTCTCCGTTGTACTTAACCGTCATAAACGGTGCTTCAACCGCAGGTTCAGATGTCTCTGTGGGGGTTTCGGGTTCGGCGAAAAGGTCGTCAAAACCCTGTTCATTTGTGGTGGATTCCGTCGACTGGTTTGTCATCTGTTCGTCCATCTTTATCTCCTTGCGCTATGGTTGGCGCGTTTCGCACTATATACGCCCGTGCTAGGCAACTGCCGACTGAAGGAATTGAACCCTCATCAAATGCTTACAAGGCACTCGTAATAGCCGTTATACGAAGTCGGCATAATAAAAGGGCGGTGTAGAAAGGACATGTAAAGACACCACCCCAACGGGTCACTCTCCCGTCTTATTTCTTTTTCTTGCCTACCTCATTTCCGCATTTAGGACACGCGAAATAGTAGACATTCTTTTCATCTGTGCGCTTCACCATGGTTGCGCCACACTTCTTACATTTCACTGGTAGAACTCCTTTGAGGCGGCATAGACCTGCTGTGTTGGAGCATCACCTGCGCCTCTGTCATCTGTGCCATCAGCCATGCCCGGCGTTGTCGGCTGTGCGTTCGGGTCTTCCGGAAGCGGTGTTCCGCCCATCTGCATCATTGCCATCTGCTGTTGCATCATCTGCGCCTGTTCCTGCTGAGTCTTGAGAGCCTCCATCAACTTGCCCTTGTTCTTGATGTATTTATCCGGAATCATCTCAAGATACATAACAGGGTCGGAAATAATCTGTCGGTCGAAGAGAGCATCGGCTGTCTGTACCTGTGTCTGCTCAGACCAATAGGAAGCCTGTCCTACATCAACGGTGAGGTCATATGTGAGGTTTTTAAGAACACTAAAATCAATCGGAAGCGACGTCTGATACTGAGGCATACCCATTTGGTCAACCATCGGCATACCTGTCATCGGGTCAATACGTACAAGGTTGAGTTCCTTCGCCTGTGCCTCCGTGAGTTTAACGATTCGCTGTCCATAACGGCATGACATAATATCGAGCATTGCTCTAACGATGTCCTCAACGAACTGATAGAAGTCCAGTTTCTGAATCTCAAGCGGTACGGATGAAGCCTGCTGTACGGCGACGATAGCGGATGTGTTGTTCGGGTTAGAAACGTTACCTAACGCCGCGTCAGACGCACCCATGAAGTCCTTTGTATAGGCAATCGTCGAGTCTACCAACTGAATAATCTGATTGGAAAAGTCCGGAGCCTTGACCGCATCCATCATCTTTCCTGCCAAATCCATGTTGGTAATCTTTGTCGCAGACGCAACCGAGTTTGTCAGTTTGGAAATCTTGTTTTCGTCATAGAAGATTTTCGGGAAGCCCATGTTCGTCATATAGACCATGCACATCGCATAAATCTTGTTGATGAAAATCTGATTCGGGATGAGTCCGGTAATCGGAGAGCGTCCATGGTAGGAATTTTTGACCTTTTCCCACGAGAAATACGCAATCGGATAGTTCTTATAGCCCAAGTCGGCAGGCTTATCGAGGACTACCTGCTTTGTGACCTTGGTAAACCATACGGTTTTGTGCTCTTTCTCGAACGGAATGTTAAACTGGTCAACACCCTGCTCTTTTGTGGTCTCAAACCAAAATTTCGTGATAACTGTGGTGAGTTTATCGCTCTCACTGGCGTTGGATTCAGCCAATGTAACGAGGTTTTCGTTGTCCGGAACGATGTCCTGCAGGTTCTTTACGCCCTTTTTCTCCGCATAATCCCTAACTTGGTTGGTGTAGAGGTTCTGAACGATGAGGATATAGGGCTGATTGTGAACATCATTGCAATACGGGTTGCCGAAGATGACGTTTGTGTTGTCGATAATCTCCGTTTCGATAGCGCCCTTGTATTCATGCCCTGTTTCCACGTCCGGATTGAAGTTCATGTACATGCAGGTATCGCCATCTACGACCGCATTCTTGATGTTTGTACGCCATTTGAACTTGGTCTTGGTATTCTCCAGTACCCGTTCGCATTCCTTCGCGATAACGTCTGTAACGACCTTGTTTTCCGTGGTCTCATCCATCGGCGCAATGTTGATTCCTACCTCATCAGAGGCAAGCATCGCCGTGTAATACGTGCAAACACGCTTCAGAATATTGAAAACCGGTTTAGTGAGGTCGGGAGCATTCACTCCATACCACTGGTCGCCAAGGAAAAAGCGCTGATTCTTCTCTACATTCGAGTACAGGTCGCGAGACTGATTGAACATCTTGCCATCTTCGTACTCTTGGAAGATTTCATTCGGTTTAGTTTTTATCTTCATTCTCGCCACCCCATGTCAGTAAGTTGAGAACCTGCTTGATTTGGTCTACTTCGGTATCCGTAAATGGAGTTTTGGAGTCCTTAGAGTGGATGTGGAAGTAGGTCAGAACACCAGTGCAGGTCGCGCAAAATAAAAAGCAGAAAATCATTACGAGTTCCATAGTTCATACCCCAAAATTTAAGAAAGAGGAGTAGTCATTTTCTGCACTATCATC